GCCCAGTGGTGTGCAAGACGAGGTACTCTCCAGGAGGAACTTTGTAACGACATTGCCCGCGAGATTAGCAAAGCAACTGATTCAGAAAACGTAGCAGTCTATATACAGGCTGTTCACGGATGCTGTGAAAATCGTGGAATTATGGCACATAGTTCATTAACGCAGACTACAGTTCTTAAAGGTTCATTTAATACAGACCCTGCTACTAAAAAAGAATTCTTCGACAATATTAAACTTCAACAGGAGTTTGCACCACGATGAATAAATTACAATTAGTTAAAATTAATTCTAAATGGAGCGGATCTACAAGAGAACAAGTTTTTGTAGTTTCTAACATTTTAGAAAAAAACGAATCCATATGGGTCGAGTATTATAATAGAAATACTAAACAAACTTATAACTGTTTACTCGAAGCATTTACATTAAGATTTAACGAGATTATAAATGAAAATTAAAATATCAGAACTTTTTTATTCAATTCAAGGAGAAGGACGTTATATGGGCGTCCCGTCTGTGTTTCTGCGCACATATGGATGTAATTTTACCTGCGCCGGATTTGGTATGCCGCGGGGTGAACTAAGTAAAGAAGCAGATAATCTTGCATTACTTCAAACTTCACACGAAACTGTAGCGTTTAAAAAATATGAAGATTTACCACTGGTAAGCACAGGTTGCGATAGCTATGCCAGTTGGCATCCTAGTTTTAAAGATCTAAGTCCGCTAATGACTACAGATGCTATTGTAGAACGAATTATGGAAATTTTACCTTACGGTGAATGGCGTGATGAGCATCTTGTTATTACAGGCGGGGAGCCGTTACTAGGTTGGCAAAAATCTTATTCAGAATTGTTGTCACATCCTAAGATGGCAGGTCTTAAAGAAATTACATTTGAGACCAACGGTTCAATGAGATTAAACAAAGATCTTAGACATTATTTGTTAAATTGGTCATTAGGTAGAAAAGATCGAGGATACAATGCAATTACATTTAGTGTCAGTGCTAAACTTCCATGCAGCGGAGAACCTTGGGAAGATGCTATTAAACCAGAAAGAGTTTGCGATTATGAATATGTTGGACATACTTATTTGAAATTTGTTATTGCCACAGGGCAAGATTTTGAAGATGCACAACGAGCTATTGCAGAGTATCGAGCTGCTGGATTTAAAGGTAATGTTTATCTAATGCCAGTTGGGGGCGTTGAAAGTGTATATTCAATGAATAACAAGAAGGTAGCATTGCTGGCAATGAAACACGGATTGAGATATAGTGATCGATTGCAAGTTCCATTGTTCAAGAACGAGTGGGGCACTTAATGGGTATATTAGATCAATCTTTACTAATCCCACCACAAAGGAAAAAAATGAGTTTTATTAAAAATATATTTGAAAAATTAACAGGTCTTGATAAACTCAAGGCACAGGCTAAACGGGCAACGGAAGATGCACTTAAACTTGCAGAAGATGCAAGATTAGAAGCAGAAGCAGCAATGAAAGTAGCTAATGAAGCAAATCAAGAAGTTTCTAAAGCTAAATTAGCAGAAGAATTATCTAAACTAGGTGCAAAAGAAAGAGCCACTGCTAAGAAAGAACCTTATATTACAGTGTTAGAAACACATGTTAATGATCAAAATCCTCGTAATGGCTTTTTTGAACTTGACTGGAATGACTATTTTGTTATACAATTAAAAACTGCAGGATACTACGGCGACACAGATGAAGAAATTGTAGATAAATGGTTTCAAGATCTGTGTCGAGGTATTGGTTCTGAAGACGGAATCAGCATGGACCGAAGAGGCAGTGGTTATATTAACGTAAACAATTTAGGTAACGGTAAATCCGAAATTAGCTAATGGCACAAACATTCATTCACGTAGATACTGCAAATACATTCTTTAGAGCACGCCATGTAGTTCGTGGCAGTTTAGAAGATAAGATCGGCATGAGTATTCAAACTGTATTAAGCAGCGTTCGTAAAGCGTGGCGAGAATTTAAAGGCAGTCATGTTATTTTCTATCTAGAAGGTCGAAGCTGGCGCAAGGATCATTATGCTCCTTATAAAAGACAGCGAACTGAAGCTAGAGCAGCACAAAATCCTCGTGAGCAAGAAGAAGACAGAGTGTTTTGGGAAACATTTGACGAGTTTAAAGTTTTTGTAGCAGAAAAAACTAACTGCACAGTTTTGCAACATCCACAATTAGAAGCAGATGATCTCATTGCAGGATTTATTAAAAGTCACCCTAATGACATGCATGTTATTATCAGCACCGACGGCGATTTTGCACAATTGATTGCACCCAATGTAAAGCAGTATAACGGTGTTAGTCAGGTAACAACTACACACGAAGGATATTTTGATCCAGATGGAAAACGTGTAAAAGATAATAAAACAAAAGAAATAAAGCCGCCACCTAATCCAGAATGGTTATTGTTTGAGAAATGTATGCGAGGCGACACAAGTGATAATATTTTCAGTGCATACCCAGGTGTGAGAGTAAAAGGTACTAAGAATAAAGTAGGGTTACAAGAAGCGTTTAGTGATCGTAATTCTAAAGGATGGGCATGGAATAACTTAATGCTGCAAAGATGGACTGATCACGACGGGGTTGAGCATCGTGTGTTAGATGATTATACTCGTAATAAGTTGTTGTGTGATTTAACTGCTCAACCAGACGAGATAAAAGCACTGATAAACGAAACAATTAATAATGCAATTGCTTCTGATAAAAATATCAGCCAAGTTGGCATTAGATTGTTAAAATTTTGTGCATCTTATGATCTTGTCAAAGTATCTGAACAAGTTTCAAGTTATGCAGAACCATTAAATGCAAGGTATGTAGTATGAATGCAAAAGTAAAAGTGCTTGTTCCAAATAAAGTATGGATTATTGAAAATCGCGGAACTAAATTAGGAACATTAAACAAAGAAAAAAAAGGATATGCATTTTTTAGAAACGGTGTTAAAACTCAACTAGAAAATATATCTGAAGTAAAGGCAAAATTTGGTGCAGACCTCTTTAACGATAATATTGAAAATATTAAATCTGTTACTAAATTAACTGATACAAAATTTATATACGATTTTCCATGCAGTAGTAAACCCTATAATCCTATATACAACGTAAAAAAACGACTGCCAATATACGCCAAAAGTGCAAAGAGTAAAAGTCTTTATTGTGCAGGTTACTATGTTATTCAGTTTAAAAAAGGATGGGTTAAAAGTTTCTGTCCAAAATTAATTACATTAGAAAGATATCCTTATCAAGGACCTTTTAAAAATGAATCAGAAATGAAAATTGTCTTAAATCAAGTTAACAAGCCATGAAACAGCTCAATACATTACCTATCGAAATGTTCCTAGATAAAGCTAGAATTGCCATTAAAAGTAATCAAAAACACCTCACTTTAGACATAAAAGAGGTGCAATCTTTGTCAGATAGCCTTGCAGTTGCTATGACACGCATTGCAGGAGATTTAGATAACAAATTGACAGCAGTCGAAAGCACACCAAGTGTTTTTTCTGTCAACATGGACGGTGGCGGATTTAGGTAATACCAGACTAAATATATGCGTATTTATGGAACGCATATATGTCACGACCTAAACCAACAGTATTATTAGAAATAACTAACAAAAAAACTTACAAAACAGAACAGGTTTTAGAAGCCGATGCCATATGGGCAGTTTTTTATAAAGGTAAACCAGTAAATCTTAAAACTAGTTCTATTGTTGCTCAGCAAATAGGACCTAAGTATAAAAAAGTTAGTTTTTCTAACAGCGGTCATGCACTTAATTTGGCAGAAAAATTAAACAAATTATTTAACTGTAGTGATTTCGAAGTATACAAGTTAACTACCGGTGAAAAAATCCTAAATGGATATCAAACTTCAACTAACTAAAGAATTTTTAAAAGATACAGGATTACCTGACGATCAAAAAAGTCTAGAAAAATATCTTTGGGCCTGGTGGTCTAATCCTAGATTAAATGGTGATCGTAGCATGGGTTTAACAGAACAAGGTTACGACGTTATATCAAAGCAGGTAGGTCTTAAATTTTATCAAGTTGATCTTCCAAAAGACACTTATCTATCAAGTCAATTGATAATTTGGTTGGATAAATTTATCGATTGTCCTTATTATCTCACTAAAAAATCAATATTTGTAAGTCGAGAAAAAGTTGCTGTTCAATTGGTTCTGTTTAGCGGAGACTTACAAAAATTTGGAAATGCCAAACAACGAGCACAACAATCTGCCAAGACATCTTGACATAGACTATAATTTACTGTATAATTAAGACATTGCAGCAAGCAATAATCTTAACAACGTTAATTTAAAAGGTCTATATGGCAGAAAAAATCTCAGCAAATCGAACAGTTACTCCTAACGAAGCAAAAAAGAGCATTCGTAAGTGTATTAAAATTCAACGTCCCGTATTTATGTGGGGCCCCCCTGGTATTGGTAAGTCCGATATTGTTAAACAAATCGGCGACGAACAGAATCGTGAAGTAATTGATGTTCGGTTGAGCCTTTGGGAACCTACTGATATTAAAGGTATTCCGTATTACAACTCAACTGAGAATACCATGTCATGGGCACCTCCTGCAGAATTGCCCACTGATCCAGAATCTACTGCTATCTTGTTCTTAGACGAATTGAATAGTGCTGCTCCTGCTACACAAGCAGCGGCATTCCAGTTGGTATTAAATCGTCGTGTTGGTACTTATGTTTTGCCAAAAGGTGTTAGTATTGTTGCCGCAGGTAATCGTGAAACTGATAAGGGCGTTACTTATCGTATGCCTGCTCCGTTGGCTAATCGTTTCCTTCACTTGGAATTGCGCACTGATTTTGAAGACTGGTTGAACTGGGCTACACGCAATCAATTACACGAGCAAGTAGTTGGTTACTTGGGTTTTGCTAAACAAGACCTGTATGATTTTGATCCTAAGAGCCCTAGTCGTAGTTTTGCTACTCCGCGTAGCTGGTCTTTTGTCAGCGACTTGCTTAAAGATGATGACCTTGATGACGGCACTTTGACAGATTTAGTTGCAGGCGCAGTTGGTGAAGGACTTGCTGTTAAATTCATGGCTCACCGACGTGTTGCTAAACAGATGCCTAATCCAGAAGATATTTTG